AAAAGCAGGAATCATAGTTTTATAAATACTTACGATTTCTGCTTTTTGCTAAAGTTAATGACATTGTGTATTTACAGGAATTTTCTCGTATCTATTGCTATCATCAGTACCAATCTGCTTTAGTTAATTAGTTTCCGCTTTCGGTTCTTCTTCCTTATTAATATCCATCAACTCATTATACTGTTCCTCTGTGATTCTCCCAACTGCAAAAAACACATCAATCTTATTCTTTAAATCATCTGTAAGTCCGTTTCTTTCTTTAAGTTTTAATAATGTTCTATATAACATAATCATACCTCCAATTCTGTAAGTGCTACTGCGTATTCGCTGTTTACATAGGCTTCTGCTGATTGTAAGTCCATATCATAGATGTAATCTCGGTTGTCATTTAACTGTTGCTTCACATAGTTCCAACCATTAGTCATGCTAATCGGATAGTTAAATACTGTATATCCGTCAAGCTGTTCTGAATTGACGCTGATGTTTGTAGTCGGATAATATGTGGATAGTGATTTTAGAGATTTGATTTGTTCAAGCGATAATTCTTCTTCAGTTTGTGAAGTTAATACATAAATTACATATGTATCTTGAACTAATTTAATTGCTGTTTGCCTATCCGTAAATCTATCATCAACAAAAATAATGCTGTTATTGCTAGGAATGTACGCATATCCGCTTTTATCAGTCCACATCGAACTTTTATACCGGTTCGATATAGGACGATGCTCTTTACTTGCATCATTAACACTGAATGCTAAATAACCATTTCCGTTTGAGTGGAGACCATGTGATGCATTTACATCTTTAACATCTTTCAAGTTTAATCGCTTTACTTTTCGATACAATTTTCCTTTCTCAACATCCACATAATCACTAACATACTGTTGTTCACCGATTGTGACGTTGCCACCTGAATTTACAGGGATTGCGTTGAGGGTAATATTGTTAAGCGTAACAGATTGAACCTTTAATCCATCTTCATTTATTACTTTAACAGTCGGATTCACCACGCTCTTAATCTCAACTGGATTTTCGGGTGAGGGTGTTCCATCCTGTGAGAGTTTTCCATATATCATCATATCTTGAATCTTTCCATTATCAGAATCAGTAATATGAGTTCCGCCCTGATTCGATGCATAGAACTTTGTAATTTTGTTGGATAAACCATCCTTCAGTGAAGCAACATCCTTTTTATTCTGTTCGATCTGCTTTGATGCGTCCTCTACACTTTTTGCAGATTGGGCCGCATTGTCAGCAGAAGTCTTTGCACTTTCAGCTGATGCAGCAGCATTTTTCGTATTACTGGCAACAGTCTGAGTGTTTTGCGCTACTTCCTGAGCATTATTCAAAACAGTTTGGGTGGCTTCTTCTACAGTCGCTCTATCATCCGCAACGGTTTTAGCATCATTCCCCACTCTGGTTATGATCTTTTCTCCCTCAGTCTTTACGGTATTGACCGATGTAGTTTGCTGCTTGGTGATTGTATTTATTGCCTGTTGTTTTGTAGTATTAATCTCTTCTTTCGACTGTTCAACCGCTTCGGACACTCTGCTGTCAAAACCGGCAATCTGTCCATTGATATTCTGCTCAGATTCAGATACTGTCTTTCTGGACTGTTCTGCGCTCTGAGCAGAATTCGCAGCGCTATTTTTACTATTTTCCGCTTCCTGAGCCGTCTGGACTGTATCGGAATGTAACTGTTGCACATCTGTCTGGACTGCTTCTATTTCCTGCTGTGCCAGCTCTACTGCTGCTCTGGATGTTTCTACCTGTACGGCTTTTTTAATCACATCATTATGTGCAGCAGTGTATTCCGGCGTCATATCTCCGGGTGCAGCTATCATCTGCCAATGTTCTGAATCGCGTCCCGCATCAGGAGCAATTCCGGTGATCGTCGTCTCCAGTTCTGCCAGGCAGAAATATGAGCCGCCCCTATATGAAACTGTATCAAGATATTCATACGCAGCTGAGTTATCATATTCTCCTCGTGGGTTTAAGGAAATGTTTCCTAAATCGGTTTCTGTATAATTATTTACTGTATTGGACATCCGGTACCTCCTTAAACTTTCAGCCGGTATTTCAAACGTGATCCGATTCGTTTAAAATTCACTTTATCAATAGTTGGATCTGAATACATTTTTAAACGGCCCTTGACAACTTTAAAAGCTGCAAAGAAAACATTTCCTGTATCACCTTTCAGACTTTCATGTTTTTCTTTCACATAATCGTCTATCTCTTTCTTTGCCTGTTCACTTTTCTCGGAAACCTCTTCTACAGAATCTTTTGCTTCCTGGCTGGCTTTCTCTGCCCGATCAGCAGCATTGTTTACTTCTTCAATCGCTTCCCGGAAGAATTTCTTTTCCTCCGGTGCATCTACAAGATCTGTGTTCGGCTTTGGTCTTGCCCGGACCGGGATTGTGATCTTGTATTTTGTTTCTCCAGATTCAGTATCTGTAAGATAGATGAATGCATAGATACTGTAATTGTCTCCTGCGACCTTCCTGAGAAAGCTGTCAGGAATCTGTACCTGTGCAGTTTTGTCTTTTACGGCTCCGATCTGAATCAGAGATTCTCCTTCCCGGTCCTGATCAGAAAAGTGGACTTCAAATGTTGCAGGAAGAGTAATTCCTTCTATCTGCAGTATCTGGCCATAGTCATACTGCCAGAGGGATGTTGTTCTCGCATATGTGTAATCGTTAAATGTTGCTGTTATGATGTTATCCCTCTTCTGCCTCCCTCTTTAGCAAATTCCATTCTTTTTCCGTGATAATATTCAATGCCCATTCTTTCGGGATGTATAGTTTCATTCTTTTATTGATTTTATTTTTTTTGTAATATCTATTCCAGAAATAGGCATTTGCCAGCGCTCTTGCTTTATGCATAATGCAAATATATGTTGCCCTGGCGTCCGGTGTGCCGAAAATCTGGTAATTGTATGCAGTGCACCAGCTACAGCCCTCTGCAATAGGGCAGTTAAAACACTCGTCTGTGCTCTGTGTTCTCCTGTCAATTTTTTTCAAACGCTCTACGCGGCATCTGTCGCATTCCGTCTGGCAGATTCCATGATCTACGTCTCCGATTGAATAAGGTTCCTGTTGATTTCCCAGAGAGCTTTCCATGTAGCGCAAACACGGATATATAATGCCTGCCGGATCTACGGCCAACATCACTCCATTTCCGCCGCACCAGTTCTCCAGATCCGACGAGAGCTTCGGATGGAAGAACTCCTCTTCAAACAGCGAACAATAATAATCATTTTCGAAATCCATATTATTTTCCAGAATGTAATCCGCGAGACGCTTCATTTCGTTATATAGTACGGTGGCGTGAATTGGTTTCCATCCATCCTCATATACGCAGTTCGCATTTATTTCGCAATATCCCAGTTCAAACATATGGACAATCGCATCGTATGTATGCATGACATTGGCCGGCGCGATAGTGATCTTTGAACCCATGTAATTTCCTTTATTCATCCAATCTTTTGCAGCAGATACTGCCAAGTCATATGATGGACTTCCATCCGGGAATATGCGGCAAGAATCGTGTAATTCTTTGTTTCCATCAACTGTAACTGAGAAAGACAATCTGTTTTTCCATTTGTTTAGCACTCTTCCGACTTCCGGATCATGATATAGCGTTCCGTTTGAGCATATAGAGAACATCGTTTTATCAAGCCACGGATGATTAAGTTCTATCATTCTGTCAATTGCATATGAGCATATCTGATCTATTAATTTTGCTTCTAGCAATGGTTCACCGCCAATGAAGTCAATAATCAGTCCTGGGGATTTTTGAGGATTGATATATTCTTTCATTCCTTTTTCTCCAGTTAACAGCATGTCTAACATTTTTTTTGCTGTTTCAAGGCTCATTTTGCGTTTTCCTTTTTTAATCTGATAGCAGTATGTGCACGCCAGATTGCAGTCATCAGTCACCTGAAATGTGACTGTTTGCGTTAAGATTTTTTCTTTTTCATTCGCCTGATGAAGTTCCGGATATAATCTGCTTAATTGCTCCGTATACTGCTCAGTTCTTTTCATTTTCAACACCTTCAATTTCACAATTGCACATTATGTTGATCTCAAGTTTCGTCGAATTGTTTGGAAGCATCCAATTATATTTGTGCTTCTTTATTGTTTCCGGTATATACAACTTTTCAATTTCCTGAACTGCCAGTTTGTACTCCGCTTCCAGTTCTGCTCCTTTTTTTTGATATGCTTTGAATGCATCAGAATTAATAATATCCGGATCATTCGGATGTGATTCAATAATTCTCTGGATAACATCTTTTGCAAATCCCAGCTCAAAGTTCAATCTTTCAATGTATTCTGCTTTTTCTCTTTCGATTTCTACAATTATCTTTCTCATAGTTTTCCCCTTCCTTAGATTGTTCCAAGTTTTATTGTGATCACGCTTCCTCTGTCTGACAGATCCTCTGTGATTACGTCTACTTTCCATCCCGGGAAGTCCCTTTTTGTTTTTCCAACGCTTAATGTGAATTCCGAGTCGTTTCCGTCTGATAATTTTTTCTTGACTGATTCAAAAGTTTCATTTTCTCCCACATACATGGTGATAAGGCTGTTGTAATTTAATTCATTTCCTTTTCCATCTTTAAATTTTTCAAACGAGAATGAATTGTTCATTCCTGCTATTTCTATTTCCTGTTTATTTTTTAAAACTAACTTCATTTTTCTTCCTCCTGTTTTTCAAAAATGACCAAGTCGGTCATTTTACTGTAGATGAAACTTGCCCATAGCATGTATCTTTGCATGTATTTCCGCAATTAGTAGAACAATTTGACGAGCATGAAGTACTGCATCCTCCGCAAATCGTAGAACAGCTATTTGAGCACGATTCTGCGCATCCTCCCATGCATGAAGATGTGCATTCGGATCCGCATGAACTTCCGCACGAACTGCAACCAGAGCATCCGGTGCATGATGTCGAACATGATGCTGTGCATCTGTTGTCGCATCCAGTACAGTACCCCGAACATGTTCCGGAGCATCCTGAGCAATCGTATGAACAACTATAACCACATCCAGTGCAACTATTTTTGCAGCTGCCCGAACAGTCATCTGCGCATGTCGCAGAACAGTTGCCTCCGCATCCGTTTGTGCAGTCCGCGCAAGTCTGTGCGCAATTTGTCGTGCAGGTCTGGAAACAATCCGTTTTGCAGCCAGCTTCGCAATCATCTGCGCATGTCGCCTGGCAACCCGTACATTCATCCTCGCATGCTCTATTGCATTGCCTGTCGCAATTTCCACTGCATCCAGTTTTGCAACTAGTCGAGCATGCGGTTCCGCATGAGCTTCCGCAATTTCCTTTCGTTGTGTTCTGGCAACTTGTCGCGCACTGAGTTCCGCAACTAGATGTACAAGCCCTTTCGTTTTCCTCCTTTTAAGCTTTTATTGATGTAGTGCATCCTGCACCGCATGTATGTGTGCAGCCGCTCGAACAGCCGCCTGTGCAGCCGCCACAGCCACCCGAACAGCCATCTGAGCACTGCTTTCCGCATGTGGTGCTGCAGTTTCCAGAGCACGAAGTGCACCCCATGCAGGTAGATGCACAGGCCAGTTCGCATAGACCTGTGCAATTCCCTCTGCACCCCGATACCTTTGCATCTTTCTGTATGTTTAGCATTTTGTCCGCGAAGTTTTCTGCTTTTTCCAAGGTCATTTCAAGCGCAGTTCTTTCTTTTTTCAGGCTGTTATCTTGCAGGAAATCGTTGATTTCTAAAAGCGGATCAACGATTTTTTGAATATGCTCATCTGAGATCTGTTTTCCATTCTGCGGCATGATACTAAAATCATATTCCTGTGATGCATATTTCTTCAGTGATCCTCCCATTTGTTCTGCTGTTCTGCTCATCATTGTTTTTCTTACTTTTTCTTTGATTCGTTTCAAAGATTCAGCTGTTATAATCCTTTTTTTCTCCTATACTGCTGACACTGACGTGTAAGCCGGGTTCACGAGCATATAGTCAATTGTTACTGTTTCCATTATTGTTGTTTTTAAAATCGACGCTTCGATGTGCATTTTCGTACCTTTTTTCACTTCCCCAAAGTCTACGATAGTTCCCAAAATCTTATATTTATTGTTTACGTCAAGCATGCTTGGTGAAATGCGGATTTCTTTAACGATTTCTCCGGCAGATGATCCTTTTCTGATTTTTACAGATATAACAGAATCCGTTTTCGATATATCCGAAACCTTCATGCGAATCATAACTGAATATGTTCCTATTTTCAGTGCAAGACTTTTTGAGAACAACGTTATTTCTGATATAGAGCTTGCATTTTTGCTCAGAACAGAGTATTCTGCTTCTTCATCGTTAATCGTAGCTTCCGTCGAAAGATTTGTCCCTCCGACATAAATTCCTCCAGCATTTTCTACTTTTGCAAGAGTTTCATCGACCTTGTCCATCATGTCTGCGAAATCTTTCACGTTAAAGAAATCATCATCCTCCGGTTTTGGAAATCCATAATTAGTTGTTTTCTGCAAATGTTACCTCCTCATTCCGCAGCTGGTAATATGTCTTTTCTTTTAGCTGCTTATATGTATAAGGTTTGTATTTTTTGTATTGATTGTATCTAAGAATTATTTCTAGCAAATAATCGAGCGGAACCATCTGTTCAAACAGATCTTCTACTCCCTTAATCATATACTTTCTCGTCACCTCAACCTGGCATGATACCTGTTTTTTATCCAGTTCAATGTCCAGTATATAGTTTTCTCTTCCGAGTACTGCGTCCAGTTTCTGGCGCAGCGTTGTTTCTGTGTATACAGGGCTGGACCACCACCTCAAAAGAACTTCCAGTCTCCGGTCTTCCAGGCTCGCCGTATCAAGAGGCTGGATTCCAAGGATCTTTTCTCTGTGCTTTATACCTGACTCTGCAGATGTCTTAATTGTGATATCCTGATCTATTTCTTCCAAATGTCTTTCAAGAATTTCACCAATAGTGTCTCCTGCGTCGATGCACGCTTTTATTTCCCGGATATTTATTACAGCTTCCGGATATTCCACTTTTATGTGCATGTAATCTCCCCTTTTACCGGGACTGATTTATCTGTTATCTGTAGATTGTCATCTGTCCCATTGATCAGTGTTCCTGTGACATCTATTATTCCTTTAATTTTTACAATCGCAGCTTCTATCTGCAAAATACGTACAATAATCGTGTCGTTTTCTTCCCATCCTTTTCGAAGACTAAGCAGATATTCATCGACAGCCTGATTAATATAGCTCGTTAAAGCTTCTGTAGTGTATCCGGATTCGCATGTTATAGTCGTTGTGATATTTACGGTTGTTTCTTTTACTCCAGTAATGAACACCCTGTGTCCGATTGGCGCAAATCCTTCTCCTTCTCCACTGTTTACGACCGGATCTACTGCCGTCTGTGTTGCAGTAATAACATCTTGTGGTGGCGTTCTATAGTCCTGTCCAATAATAGTTATCGCAATTCTGTCAGATGGCGTTTTCACCCGTTCCAGCTTGCATCCATAGACACCTCTCAGCTCTTTAACACGGCTCTTGTAATATTCTCGGTTTCCGGCGAACCCTCGGTAATTATAAGTTGCTAACAGTCTTGCACGATAGCTTTCTGTTTCTTCCTGATCAGTGCCTTCCAGAATACACTTGATACTTCTACCCCACTCAAAATTTTCTACATATTCAATAGGGTCAAGTTCTCCTGTAATATGGTTCGGTTCTGCTCCTGGTTCGTCACATCCAAGCCTGTATATATGTTCCGCATCATTTATCACATTAAAAACAGTGTAGTTATATTCATCAAGATTCCATCTCGATCCTAATGGCACCTCACAATTAAATTGAGCGGTAATTTCCGAATATGTCGCTTGATTGATGTAGCACCCCCTGTCATTTCCATTCCTGATAAGGTGTTCCAGATCCGCAGTGTCCGCGTACATGTTTTTCTCAATTCCTGAAAGTATCAAATAAGCTTCCTCAAGTCTTACTGCCTGTTTTGCACATGCATTAAATATCAGGCTGCCTTCCGATGTGTCGATATCATCTGGCATATCTTCCATCATTGAGCGCATTATTGTTTCATAAGTCATTTCTTCAAACATCTGTGTTCACCTCCCCGTCTCCGAGTTCTGTTATAAGTCTGAACGTCAGCGTAATCTTTTCTTCCTGCTTTATGCATGAAAAATTCTCAATTCCGGTTATATACGGATTTTCTGTCAGACATTCTTCCGTCATCCTCTCCAGTTCGGAATCTGTCAGTTCTTCAGAATAACTCTTTCCTACAAGATTCTCATATTCCTGTCCATAATCTTCTGAATAGATATAATACCGATAGCGTGGTGTTCTTAACGCCAACCACGCCCACACAAGAAGCGCATCGTATCCTTCGACCATCTTTCCGGAAAGTTGCCCTGTCTCAAAATCAATTCCATATTCCCTGGGAATATATAAATTTTCTTCCTGAGTTTCTTCTTCAGTTTCTTCAAACGGAAACATCATTCTGCTTCCACCACCTTTGCAATCAAAATGTATTTCTCATGTTTATGCAGTTTCAAGAGAAGAACGATATCTCCTTCTTTTAAGATGTTTTTTCTATATTCTTCCATAGTGACATTATGGTCGGAGTCTGTCATATATTCTGCCGATTCAGGTTTTGAAGTATGCAGGAATATTTTTTTGTTCGGGTCCAAGCGCAAATTGCAATCTATTAGATAATCTTCTTTTTTTAACGTCATCGTGTCTACTCTAACCTTTCCCGACTCCATCATAACTCCAAGCTGAGGTACCGGAGGGTTATAGAATTTTCCAGCTTTTCTCATTTGCTCTACGAACCGTTCATATGTATTTATAGACCTTGATATCTTCCTCCATTAATAGCTGCAGTTACTTTTTTCCCCTGCCACTGACTTACATTTAACAGTGCTCCCGAGTTTGAGTAATCGCTTCCGCCCATACTCTCCCATTCTATAATCGACCATCCAGAAGCCGGGTAGTCCTGCCAATGCCCATAAACACTACCGCTACTGTCTCCTGCGTTTTTTTCATCAGCAACAAGGCAATTCAGTTTTATTCCTCCTTCCAGAGTAAAACTTATAAGGTCACCACAAGATCCAAAATATGATCCCACAGCAACAAGATAATAACCATCTATAGTCGCTATGCCATGATCGCTTGCTCGTCCTTTCGCATTCCATATATCTGCAACCCTTCTTTGCATAGAATCACCATTCCATCGACTATACCAATATGGATATATTGTATAATCCCATGGGCATATGCCGGATTGTTGCAATCCCGCTGGTACCGGTTTGGATGTACCAGATATAGTCGCGCCGCTTCCAACTGATATTGTTGTAACAGGATAGTCAATGTAACAAAATCCATATACGTCACTTCTTCGATTTCCATACTGCTTTCGTGCTGCAAGCCCGCCTGTTGCACCGCTTGTATTTCCCTCAATAGACACATAATCGTTGATTCCCGATCCGGAAACACTTTCCACCAAGCCTATATGGCTTCCTCCACCCGGTCCGTACACTACCAGTGCGCCAACTTTTGGCGTTGTTCCAAATTTTCCCCTTGCCTGGTACCATTGTGTCACCTCAGAACAGCTTGCAGTCTTTCCTCCACCTATAAACAGGTCTCCATGTCCAGATTTATTGAAGATTGACCATTGAAAGATGCAGCACCATGCAACTCCATTGTACCCGTAGTATTGTGTGGCTTCATTCGTGCTTCCTGATATTCCGATCCATGCTCGTGCCTGATTCAGTACATCATCCAGTGCATTGCTGGTCGTTGTACTGCTGCCGCCTGCAGAATTCGCAATCTGTTCCTCGTCTTCCTCCTGAATATCCATCACGTTTTTGAACGCAAGTTCCAAAGTTGTCGTATAAACTCCACCGTTCCATTCATGGCTGTCATTTTCTATCCAAAATTTTCCCTTCAGTCCGGTCCTGGAATCCTCTATAATCACACCTAATCCAGAAACGCATCTGTAGTCCCCAATCATAGTCAAATTTGCGGTTTTATTTATGCCTTGCAGTTCTGCCTTAGCTTCTGTTTTCCCGTTTCCGCTATCTACGGATATCGAATTTTGAAATATGCCGTATTTCTTTATCCAGTTTGAGTTACTCACACTTCCAATTTTATTATTGTTTGAGTCATAGATATATACACGATTTACCATGCTGTCTAAATCTTCTGTATATGAGGACTCTGTAATTCTTTCCCCCTGCCGTATGTGGAAATTGGGGATAACTTTCCCTTTCTGTATGACTTCCAGCTTATCTCCGTTCATTTGTGCGATGTATTTTTTCTTGTTTTTTCGGTATGCTTTTGTGTATGCAGCCATGATAATTTCATAATACGGGCGTTCCTGAAAGAATATTTTCGCAATAGGCATCTTAGTTTTTGCAATGGATCCGGTCTTTACTTTTACGTCTCTGCAGACCATCTGTGCGATTTTTTCAGGGGTTTTGTTTGCAAAACGGTATGTACCGCTAGATCGCAAAAGATGCATCATGCCGTCAGTTGCTGTATACTGCAGCTCACCCATTTCAGATTTTCTTTCTCTTTGGGTAATAATTCCGACAAATTTCGTTTTTTTATCATCCGGATATCCTGGGTAGAATACAATTTTGTCTCCTAATTTTATGCCAAGAGTCTTGACATTCTTATCATTCGGGCTGTATGCAACACTAAACACGACTGTTCTGGCTGCCTGTTTAGCACTCCCAGCCCAAGTCACGCTCGTTACATAACCGGTTATTTTCGCATCATTCCACATTATTTTCATGGTATCACCAGCTTTGTCCCGTCATATATATACCAGCCATTTACACCATTATGTGCGCTGCTTACACGTCCATGCTTTTTTGCGGCTTTTTCTATGACAGTCTTGTTTGCATTGTAGATTTTGTTCGCATAGGATCCTGAACCGTAATATTTTTTTGCGATACTCCTGAGGGTGTCATTTCCTTTTACTGTATGAATTTTTTTCTTTGGTTTATTGTCTGAGCGACTGTTCTCCTTTTCCGGCTTCTTTTTCTCCGTTTTTACAGGTTCCAGGACCGCCTTCAACGGTTTCGTATATTTTGGCGGACGATAATCTTTCATAGTGATTGAATATGTTATATCGCCCGTTCCGTCGTCTTCCCCGAACTGAAAAGATGTTATTATTACATTTTTATTAATCTTTGTTTTCGTAATAATGAATTGAATAGGGGTTTCCTGCCATCCGAGGATTTCCTTTACATACTCCCAAGGATTTCTGTCTTTTGCATAGTCTGCAAAAGGGTAGTCCTGTGCCGGAAAAAAAGACTCAATCGTATACGCTTTAAGTCCTTTTTTCCCAAGTATTGTTACATCCCCTCTTGTTTGCACATTAACAGTCTGATGTGTATTTTCAAAGGTCACGTTGAATGATGCCGGTCTTATAGGAAGTTGTATTGATTTGTCTTTATTCTTTAACCAGTATTCCATATCTCCTCCTATGCTGTCTGCGGCATATTATCAATTGCCTGTTCAATCCTCTTTACAATCACCTCGGCGATCTTGTCAATATCCGTCTCTTCTCTCACCACGATGCTATCTGCCAGTTTTGCAATTGCAATAGAATAATTCTTCCTTCCATCCTGGCGTGCCATCTGTACAGACTTGTCATGTGGATATACTCTACTTCCGGATGGAAGATCAACAATTTCTCCACCCTTTTCGCTGATCTGCACGATTCCGCCCTGCCAGTAATCAGTGCCTTTCGCCAAAGTCGGAATTGTCGGGATATTGAATCCGATATGTCCTCCACCAACAGCACTGGGGAGATCAACACTTATTTTATTAATCGCTCCAATTGCTTTATTCACAAGGTTGATTACCGCATTAAGCGGTGTCTTTACAAGTGATTCCAGGGTTCCGAAAATGCTACCTACCGCCTGAACGATTCCATTCCATGCTTTTTCCCAGTTTCCCTGGAACACGCCTGTCAGAAATGTGATAACTCCCTCGAACACTCCAAGTACTCCATCGATTATGACGCTTACACCATCAAAGAATTGAACAACGTAATCTCCTGCAGCCTTCCATACTATTTTAAATACTTCCAGTAAAGTATCTTTTAAATATGATCCAATTTTCATGCATATATCTATAAACGGTTGCAACTGTGGTTGCACTGTCTGCCAAAACTCCACAAACCTCTGTCCGATTTTTTTTATGATAGGTTGAATTCTATCCCAGTTTGAATAAATTAGTGCAGCTCCTGCCACAACAGCAGCAATTGCTACTCCGACTGGGCCGGTTAATATTGTCGCTAGTCCCGAAAATCCGGTCACTCCCGTAAGTCTTGTAA